GAGTAGACTTCTTCTTACGTGAAGACGTAATTGGAAGCATAAACTCAATCCGTTGGTAACGTCTGCTATACTTGTGTCGGAAAAGCTTTTGGTTTAAAACCTCAGCCTCGTCCGGACAAGTTATGATCCGACATGGATAGCCGGCTCGCCAGGTACCATAGGGTATTTTCCCATAGGTCTTTTCGAGTCGACTCCATATCAGGTCACTACATCTCTTGTATTCAGACTGCAAAGCATTCGCAGTCTCAATATAAGAAACGTATGCAGAACCGTCTGTCATGCGTCCACTCCATGGGGTTCGGAGACGTACTGGTGTGACCTTGACGCCTTTGAAAGCGTCTGTCCCACAAGATTCTCTGAAGGGTCCATGGATACAGCACTTAGAAAGATTGACCTTTAAGTCAAATCTTTCAAGTGTCTGAATGCTAAACTGTGCTAAATCACGGGGGATAATTATATCATCCCCGTAGACAAACACAGTCTTTCCCACGTCTCGCTGCTTTAACTTGAAGTGGCGACTCGTCGCGGCAACAAGTAGAACCCAAAAACATAACGCCTCAACGGGAAAGCACAACGCTGACCCCATTGGCGCAAATTTTTGGAATTCTACTATTCTCCCATCTGGGAGTTTAGTTGAGCTAGTTCTACATGCCTCTAAGGCTCGGAGTAATCGAGGGACTCGTTTAAAGAGTTTCCTTACAAGAGCCAATGACACGCGGTCTGACGCATCTTTCAAATCGATCGTTGCGAAGGAACCGTCCAGTGAACTGGACAGTGCCAACTTCTGATTAATTGATTGATCAGTAAAGTTAATCTGTCCCTTAGAAAGAATCGACTTCCCAGGAGGAAACTCTAAGGAACGGACGATCTTTCGCCCTAGACCCTGTTGTATCCATTGGTATTCCAATGGTTCGCAGGATATCAAGCGCGGACCTCTAGAATCTTTTGGAACGCACACTACCTTAGCTTGTCCCGTTTCGAGACGAGTCAGGTTTTTGTACCAATCCAATCGATCGACGAGTTCTTGTGCACCACCGGCTATGAAATAATCATAGTACGGAAACATCTGGTGAATGCCGTTGTATAAGCGGGCAAAAGTCCACTTATCCTCGAGACGTTCACCAGTTGCAACAGCGCCTGGACCATGCCGCGGCACGATATCTTTAGGATCAAAATCCTGAAATATCGACTCGACGATATAAGACGCAACCTCCAGAATTTCTGAAGAGTCTTTATCGAGAGTTAAATTGAGTTCACCATCAGTAGATATGAATGTCTCTAATGAAGAGGCAATCTGATCCTCCTGAAACGGCAATATCAATTTATACGCGAAAAGCAAAACCTGAC